CCTACACGACGCTCTTCCGATCTTATATAAATTTAAAACCTTATACACACGATTTAGATTTTAATGAAATGGTAACAAGACTTTTAAATAGTGACATGTTGGATATAGAAGATCCCTCATATTGTAGGAAGTTTATGTTAAACTTTATGAAACAATACAACTATATATATGTAACTAAAACAAAAGAGACGCAAATGATAGACCAAATAGTATCTAAAAAAATATTACAACATCTTTACCTGTTTTTCAAAATAAAACCGAATTACCCTAATACTAACAAAACAAAAAGACACCTTTTAAAAAAAAAATTAAATAAAACACTTAAAAAATAATCCAGTTTATGTATTCTTTTATACTTGATAAATAATATTGTAGAATGTTATCTATGGCTGTTGTTCCTAATAAAAATAAACCCGCACTAAATGCTATTTTTGAATCTAATTCTGTAAATGTTACTCTTCTAAATGAATTAAAACGATATATTAAAAATAAGCTTATATATATTTTCATTAATGATTGAAGATAACTTAAATATTCAGGAGCACTTACCGATAAATTTAACGCAATTACTATATATAATATCCATGTAACATTTACTACCAATGTAAATACTCTAAATTGAAATGAATGAAGTTTTTTATTTATATACATTTTTATTATAATATGATATTAAATAATAAACATAATTTATCTTTTATTCATAGTATGAAACCTTGGAATACATTAAACCCAAATGATTTTAAATCTATGTGGTGGAGAAAAACTGATATTGTTGATTTTGAAAAATATCAAACAGATAAATATCCTAAAAATATTTTGGCTTATAAAATTATTCAAGATGCTAATATAGGGGGACACTATTGGTATGTTTCTACTTGGTTCTTTAATGATCCCAATAGATATAATTCAACTATTTTTTCAACCAATTGGTTATTTAATAAAGAATTAACTGATATGAAAGAAGGAGATATTGTCTATTTAACAGATTATCCTGATATAAAATTTAAGGTTTATTATTGTAAATTTGTTAGTCAATCTCAATATCAAGTTAATTTTTGTAAAATTTTAGAAAGAATTTAAATACAATTTATTTTAATTTATTTATATAATAAATATATAAATGAATATTCATAGCTATACTGATCAATCGTGTTCTCAAAGACAAGAAATTGTTAGTTTAAGATCTTATGAAAGAAATATTCCATCTAATCTATTGCAACCTTATTTAGATGCTAGACCCGTTATGACAAAATATTCTATATTACCAATTGTCGACCCTAGAAAACAAATTGATACACCTTTAATTCAACAGGCTACATATACTCCAGAAAAAATATATAATCCTGGAAATGACAAAGGACCTTGGTCTGGTTATGCTTCAAATATTAATCATGAATCAGAATTAAGAAATCAAATTTTTGCATTACAAAATTGCTCTCAAGCTGTCTATATACCTTCTAGTAAAAGTAATTTATATCAAGTTAATTGGCAAAATGCTAATAAAATACAACAACCTTTTCCTATTTTATTTCAAAATGAACAATTTTGCCCGATTAATCCTAACCCAAATCCTAACCATATAGGATACGCATTATTTAATAACGCAACTAGACAACAAACAAAAAATTTAACAAAAGAAACTAAATGTAATTCGTAAAATTTTAAATTAGTTTTTATTTAAATAAAGCAATGTCAAACGATTTAGTTAATCAACTAACTTTAAATTTTTTAATTAGCAAAAATCAACTTCAAAAATTAAACAAAAAGGTAAAAGAAAATTCAAATCAAATTAAAGTAAAGGAAATGCAACAATATAGAAAACGCATTACAACACTTTTTAATAATTTATTAGATTGTCAACCTCCAGATGACCTTTTATGTGAAGTTAAACTTGTGTTTGATACATTTATCGATAAATCTATCTATTATTTTAAGGCACACGATAATTCAAAACAATTAGAAAATGAACGTTTAAATAAAGATATAATTCATGATGATATTGATTTTGAAAAAGAAGAAAATTATAATGTAAAATCTAATACGGAATGTGATGTAGCAGAATTTGGCGTAGAAGAATTTGATGTAGAATGTGATACAAATAATACAGTTGAAAATGATAAAGATGATGAAGATGAAGAAGATGAAGATGAAGAAGATGAAGATGAAGAAGATGATGAAGTTGATGAAGAAGAAGAAAATCAACAAAAATGTATATCATATGACAATATAATTGTTAAAAATAAATATACTAAATCATCTCATTCTATTGGTGTTGATGATATTCAAAAACTTCCACTTAATTGGTTTGAAAATCTTAGACAAAACTATAAACAAAATAATATAATACCAAGAAAAAAAGAACTAACTATTAGCGAACAAGCATTTAGCGATGTAAAAAAGAAAATATAATAATATTATATGGAAAAAACAATTAAAAGAAAATATAATAAAAAGTTAAAAAAAAATGTTACTTTAAAAAAACATTTTGTAAAGCTAAATTGTAGTCCTAAAAATAAAAATAAATATCAAAAGCATACTTGTTTCTCTAATAGTGACCTTTATAAATTAAAAGATATGTGGAATGCTCGTCACCCAGATAAACCAATTAAAACAAAAAACACCAAAAAAATATGGATACTACTAAAAGAATATTACGCAACTATTTGTAATAAAGAATCTTGTTGGGTGCGTCAAATGACTAAAAATACAAAACAAGAACAAGAATTATTAGATGCTTTTGCGCCAGAATCGCCAAAAGAATGGAAAAAGAACCCAAATGAATGGTTATCAAGTATTGATATACTTAAGGTTATGAATCAATATGAACAAAAATATAAATGTTTTGATTTTTTAGGACCATCACCAATAGATTATGATACACATAAATTATATGGAGAGTGTGTATGGGAAGAGTTATGTCATTTTAAATTAGCAAAACACTTACAAAAAGGTCATAATAAAATCGGCGCAATATTTAATTTAGACCCACATTATAAAGGTGGGAGTCATTGGGTGTCTCTATTTATTAATTTTAAAAATAAAACAATATTCTTTTTTGATAGTACTGGAGAACCAATACCTCCTCAAATAAATAAATTTGTTAATACAGTCATTGAACAAGGCAAACTACTTTCAGAACCTATTTATTTTAATTTCGACCAAAATTATCCGGTTGAACATCAATACGGCAACACAGAATGTGGCATTTATTCCATATTTTTTATTATACATATGCTTGAAGATAAAATTACAGGACATTATTTAAAAACTAATATTTTAAAAGATAAATACATCGAAAATTTTAGAAAAGTTTATTACAATCAAAATGGAAATGTATAAATTATAATAAGTAAAAAATAACATAATGAGTAAAATATACATAAAAATTAGATTATTATGTATATATAATGAGTAATTTATCACAATTTAAAAATAAACAAAATTTAAAATTACTATGGGATGTCTTATTAGATGAAATAAATATAAATCTTTCTAATAAAACCCTAGTAAATAATATCAGTACTGTTTTTGAAAGTAATATTAATTTGTTTACTTTAACAACTAATACAAACTTAAATATAATGGAATTAAATAAACATTTTTTATCACAAGTTGTTTTAGCAGTTAATAAATTATTTCCCAATTTGAAAAAGGAACAAAATATACAAAAAATAACTATTTTTCATGATATAGAAAAAAATATTGAACCATACAAAATAGAAGATATACAATCTTTACGAAAAAGTAAATTTGAAACAGAGGTTGAACAAAAACAATTTGAATTAGACACATATATGACTTCAACAAAACCTAAAGAATTAGATTTTTCTGATAAAAATTTAGAAGTTAAAATAAAAGAAATTGACGCTCTTATTGCTGAAAAACAACAACAAAGAAACCTTGAAATTGAAGATTTACAAAATAGCAATTATAACAGTAGCATTAATACAGAAAAATGGCTAACTTCAAAAGAAACCTCTTTTAAAAATGAAAAAACAATTAAATTTGAAAAAGATATTGAAAGAAAAAAAATGGAATTTGATACATATATTACCCCTACAAACGATAAAAATTTAGATACATATATTACCCCTACAAACGATAAAAATTTAGATACATATATTACTCCTACAAATGATAAAAATTTAGATACATATATTACTCCTACAAATGATAAAAATTTAGATACATATATTACTCCTACAAATACTAAAGAATTAACCAAATATATTACTCCTACAAATACTAAAAAATTAGATACATATATTACTCCTACAAATACTAAAGAATTAACAAAATATATTACTCCTAACAAATTAGATACATATATTACTCCTAACAAATTAGATACATATATTA